CAAGGTAGACGCACGATTTAACAATATGCCGCGATAGCTCAGCTGGTAGAGCGCATCCATGGTAAGGATGAGGTCCTGGGTTCGAATCCCAGTCGTGGCTCCAGAAACATAAGTCTGACGTAAGTCAGGCTTTTTAAGTGCCGTGTCTCCATGAAGACTTGCGGCTTCTCCAGACATTTCAGCCCCTTTCTTCACGGAGAGGGGTTTTTCCTTTACCTGGGGTCATAAATTGCGTATTTACGAACCCAGAGGAATAAAAAACCTTGAAATCCTGCTCGCCTGACCTGACTAGAGCCGGAGGAAGCAACAGGTAGTAGCACATACAGAAGCGACCAATTTTGACAATTTGGCAGATAGCTAACAGGAAGCCACAGGCGATCAACGTCGGACATATATTTTTGTCGATGAATTTCACGCCTACGGCTTCCAGAGTTAGCGAGATACAGAGCAGATTGTCAGTTATTAAACGAAAGGACAATTATGCATATAAGAGTAGTAAACAAGGGAAAAGCTATCAAATTAGTGCGGTTCATAAGTAGCCCACTAGCTAAGCATCCTATTTATCATCTTCTTTGGCGCTAGCGGTTTAACCGCTGGCAACCTGCTCTGTAGATACAGGATAGAGTGCTGGTAGTAAATGCGGTTCGTATAGGAAGTAGGATAGCCTCTATGCGGTGAAATCATAGTCTGGACTACCCAGAGAACGGCTCAGAATCGTAACCGTGGTTCACTCTCTGGCGTCGATTGATAGAGTTTGCTACTAGCACCTCGTCCTGTATCAGATAGAGCGTATATGCACCAGCAGCGGTAAAAGTAGGAGCGAATCATATCAGCTACATTATGTCATGGAACAACCAACACTACTCGGTTCAGTAGTATATCGAGACCTAAGGGCAGGAAGAGCGGTTAGTGATCGAAGTCGTTAAGGTATCACTATTTGAGCAATTAGATAGTTTACGCCAAAGTCGAATACAACCTATTGCAAGTCCATGCAAGAGCTGTTGGTACGCATACGCTTTATCACATCAGTATCAGACCATCGCCCAACACAGGACAAGATTGGTGGGAGCTGCGAGCAACCACTAATTGACGGTGAAATACCGTTCCCTTGGCCATAGGCAGAGTCCTTAGGGTGGGCGGCGTCCTGGTACTGAACTTGTTTACCTCTCTGTAGAGCGGCGCGGCTTTGGTCAAGAAGCGTCGTTCGCCGTTCTACTGAGTGGTAAACCTTAACATTTAAGGAGGAACTATGGGCAGTATAGCCAACAGAATCATGAGCGCCATTATCTTTGGTGAAGTACCTGATAAAAAGTTAAAGTGCGTTACCTACATACCAGTCAAACAATTAGAGAACTCGGAAGATTCCCCTGATTGGGAAGACGAAGATATGTCGGGAGCAACAGAACAGGAGTTTGGACGATGAGTAAGGCAGAACTAAAGTCACTTATAAAGGCAGATACAGGCTTAACAGTAGAACAGGTACAGAAGTTCTTTACTAAGACGCCTGCGAATAAGATACTCCAGCGACCTGCAAAAGGCGGTGGCACATGGGATTACGTAGCAGGTAGCTATGTGACTCAGGTACTTAACTCGCTCTTTGGCTTTAACTGGAGCTTTGAAGTCGTGACAAGCATGGACGAAGCACTCAAGACCGCGAGCACTGGCGCGGTAGTAGTACAAGGTCGCTTAAAGGTAAAAATTGGTGATGAGTGGATTACGAAAGAGCAGTACGGACGAAAGGAAGTCGCTTTTAAGAAAGACACCCGTGATCCGCTGGACTTTGGCAACGACATGAAAGCAGCAGCGACAGACGCTAAGAAGAAATGCGCCTCTGAACTTGGCTTATTCGCCGACATCTACTCGAAAGAAGACTTCCTAGAAGTACGGGTAGTTGAGCAGTTTGAAGACGGTGAAGTTATATCAGAAGTTGACTTGCTTAACGAACTCAAGCACGCTGAAACGCCGGAAGAAATTAAGGCGGTCATGGATAAGACGCCCGCCAACATGAAGCGAGCTATTACACCTGTAGCACAGCACAGACTGGAGGAGTTGAAGAATGGAACTCAAAGTACAGCAGGGAACTGATGAGTGGCTACTCGCTCGGGTGGGAATAGCAACAGCTAGCAAGTTTTCCGACATCATGTCGAGAACACCCGCTCCGATAGCCAACTACAAAGCAGAACTGGTGCTCGAACGTATAACTGGTAAGCAAGCAGACGGCTTCAAATCAGCAGACATGCAATGGGGAACGGATAACGAGCCAACAGCCCGCCTGATGTACTCACTGCACAATTCAGATGTAGACGTACGGGAGTGCGGGATATTCCTACACCCTGAGTTGAAATGCGGCGCAAGCCCAGACGGACTTATCGGTGATGATGGAACGCTTGAAATCAAGTGTCCTCGGACAGCTACGCACATCGAGACGCTCCACAGACAGACAGTACCCGCTCAGTACTACTGGCAGATACAAGGTCAGTTATGGCTCACGGGTAGAAAGTGGGCGGACTTCGTAAGTTATGACACTCGCCTCCCAGAGAACGCAAGTTACTTCTGTAAGCGGGTCGAGCGAAACGAAGAAGATATATCAAAGTTAGAAATTAAAGTTAAAGATTTCCTCTCACAGGTTGATGAGGAAGAAAGGTTTATAAGGAACTACGGTGGGAAAGAATAAAACAACAGGCGAGCAAATCCTCGCAGACGCAAAATCAAAGGTTAAGGAGACAAATATGAAAAAGATTGACTGGAAAACTGTAAAGATTGTAACCGTAACACTCGCTCTTATAGCATGGTTCTTTGTCGGCTCTGTAGCTGGCTGGAACGCAAAGGGATGGTTTAACGAGAACGTCAAGTCAGAGGTTAAATCCCTTACAGCAGTAGTGTCAAAACAATAACTGTGAGCAAGCAGGACTCACAGCCTGTAGTAAAACCTGCGGAACAAGTAGCGCAGTCGGTGAAAGCCGACTGTTCTCTTGTGAATAAATACGACTGGAATGTTCGAGTAGCTTATGCGATTTGCATGGCAGAAAGCGGCGGTAACCCGAACGCTCGTGGAGTGAATACAAATGGTACGGACGACGTAGGGCTTATGCAAATAAACTCTATACACGTTGCAAGCGGAGCGATTACAGACGCCGGGCGTTATGACCCTGAGCAGAACGTCGCATACGCGTATAGGCTTTATAAAGGTCGTGGTAACTTTACAGCTTGGTCGGCTTATAACAACGGTAAATATGCAAGGTTTCTATAAGGAGAAATATGAATCCAGATACAGTTAAGTCAATTCAAGACGCACTTTCGCCAATAGCACAGAAGCTCGGTGAGGGAGCGCAGTTTACTTATGAGACATGGTATAGACAAACAATCATAGGTGCAACTACGGAGATTACAGTTGCATCAATAATTTTACTATTGATGTTTATAATTTGTATCTCTGTAGCCGTTAAAGTGAAACCTAGTGTATTCCACCCAACAAACTACAGTTGGTCTACTAAGAAAGATATAGAAGCAGAGAAAAAGTTATTAGCTAGGATGACTAGAACTGCCGTATCCATTGGCATTATTATTCTCAGCTATATACCTGCGAGTGTGATTATCGACGGGTGTATGCGACTAGCAAATCCGCACTACTACACGATTAATACTCTTATTGACTCAGTAAAGGGCGCGGCTAAGTAGCTTATAGGGGGTAAGGTGGAAAAAGTATATCCGCAACGGACACTACAGCAGAACAAAGCACTCCACGTTCTATTCAATCTCCTAGCCCAGACGCTTAACCAGGCTGGACTCGATATGCGCCGAACTCTCAAAGAGGGCGTAGAAATCCCCTGGAGTGCTCAGACGGTCAAGAATTACCTGTGGCGTCCTATACAGGAAGCTCAGTTACAGAAGGAATCTACCACAGAGTTAACAACTAAGGAAGTGGACGACGTACTCGAAACTCTTGTCAGGTATTTAGGTGAGAAACATGGAGTCGAAGTGCCGCCGTTCCCGTCTATTGAAGACGTAATACAAAGAAAGTGGGAAGGCTGATATGCGGGTTGTAGTTCGAGTATATACAAACGGCACTCAAAAGCCTCATTTTGACGAGTTCAAAGACGACTCATTTAGCGAACTGGAACTTGAAGATGTGAAAGAGAACATTGGGGTATTCCTTGATGAAGCTCAACAAGTGTGGCAAGAGATAGCCGATGGGGAGGATAACGAAGATGATTCAACAGACTAGTCTCCTAGCCTTCTACAGCCTCAAAGGCTTAGGCGATGAACAGCGCCGTGTATATGAGGCAATAAAAAAGCTTGGTGCTGCTACTGACAGGCAATTAGCAAAGTATCTCGGTAAGGAAATCAACTGTATTACTCCGAGGAGGGGTGAGCTTGTTGAGATGAAACTTGTCGGTGAAGAAGGACTTGTCATGCAAGATACTGGCCGTAAAGCGATGGCATGGTCTGTACGTGAGCCAAATGATAGCAAACTTAAACAGATAGCCACGGAACCTCAAGCAGTTTATGTGGGACTGGATACGAAATGAAAGACATAGTAAACATTAACCTGAACTACGAGCAGACAGGTGAAGAGTCTCAGATAGTCTCAGTAATGATTAAGCGCCTCCGAACATGGGCTATGGACAGACGCCAGAAAGTTCGGACGGACGGAAGCGAGAGGGTATAAAGATGAGTAATTTAGTAGACCATGCAAAATATGAGTTAGAGTTAGCAGGTTTGTTTGATAAGGACAGTGACTACGACGGTATGCTTGGTAAAGCGGTTATGGAACTTGTTGAGGTATTTGCAAATCAAGGACACAGTGGGTTCTCAGCACACCAAACGCTAAAACTTTTTAATGAGGTAGCAAACTATAAGCCACTTACTCCGATTGGGAAGAGTGACGATGAGTGGGTAAATGTATCAGACATGAGTGGAGAACCAACGTGGCAAAATAAGCGTCGTAGTACTACATTTTCACGAGATGCTGGCAAAACTTGGTATGACATCGACGATAAAAAGTTGAATCATGGCGACGTCTGGCGTAGAAAGAAGTAACTATGGATGAAGACCTACAAGCCGCCGCTAAATGGTGGTGTGAGCTAGATACTACGTCGGAAAGCGCACAAGAATGAAGATACCTATTCAAGTTTGGAGCGAGATAACACGAGGGGAAATGTTTGAAGTTCCACGTAATAGCTGGCTTCCTAATGTCCACTGGTCGAACGGTTTCCCTTACATAGTCGAGGTTATATGAGTGTCGAACATCTGTGTTCTATTTGCGGAAGTAACAAACACTATCAGACATTCTGTCCGTTCAAGAAGCGCAAACCTATAGCACAGCGAGGCAAGCAAACGAAGATATACGAGACGTTCCGAGACACGGTAGCAAAGCAATACCTTGATAAGAAGTACGGGCATGTTTGCTCGGTAAGAAGCTGTGAGGTTTCGGATCAACTCGACATCGACCACATACTCACCAGAGGCGCACACCCAGAGCTAAAGCTCGATGTGAAGAATCTGAGGTACATTTGCAGACCACATCATCGTATGGTCACGGACGGAATACAACTAAGTTTTAAGAGGAGGTAAGTATGGTGCTTTTGCTCGTAATTATCCTGCTCATTCTCATGATTCCAATCTTCTACAAGCTCTACAAGGAAGACGAAGCAGAGTATTGGCGACAGTTCGATGAAACATACAAAACGAAGAAGTAATTTAACAATGTATAGAGTACAGCAGGCTGGTAGTAAAATCACGTGTTAATACACGGTACTAAGAGAAAACTTCGCGTAAAGGTTCCCTATCAGTACTAGTAAACAGCTAGGGTCGTTGCTATCAGCTTCCTGTACTCTATACATTCCCATATCAGCATGGCGACGGAAGAACTTGAATCAGGCACGCCGTGAGGTCGCTTGCGTCGTCAATCTAGCAGTAGGAGGGCAGCCAAAAGAGTAATCTGCGGCACAGTGCGGCTTCACGGAGCCAATCTGTCGAAGAGGCAATGCTTACTGCTAGCTGGCGTAAGACCTTGCTTGTTGGTCGGGGCAACCCGTCCGTTAAAGAGCAAGGCAGCCTATCTAGTAGCACGAGAGAGAAGTTCGGGCGCAAGCCTAACGCTCTGCTGAGTAACAACTATGCAGGAAACGCTTCTTTCGCCTCTAAAATCTCAATTGAGTCGTGCTACTAGACCATGCTGGTATAGGAATACAAGTCTATGTTGCATAAGCATTTCATGCTATAATGTATGTATTGACCAAAGCCAATCGAAACGACGATTGATTCTTTGTTATTCTCGTTTGGTGTCCGAAAAGACACCTATATAGAGATACTACCGCAAGCAGTATCTTTTTTAGTTTGGGACACACCAGCGGAGCCCACCCCTCCGCTCCCCAAACGAGGATAACAAACTATCTTGACAATAGAGAGTAGAAATCTAGTAGTAAGCGGGCTGGAATGCCCACGAGGTCTGACTAATTCCTCGACTTGAACTCCCATCGCAGGCCGTCTGTACGGGAACAGGGCGGTGTCGTAGGTAAACACAAAATCCTACCTTGCTACTAGAGCCATATTCTCTAATTTGAAATCTTGCGAGGCGTACTACGGTATACCTAGCACCCTGACGCGCATTCCGTATTCCATACAATCTCCTTTCTGGCGCGTCTCGCAAGGCATCAAAGCCGCACATTCACAATTCGTTATCCTATCCGTCGCTGAGTTTATGAAGGAGATGTTTTGTTATGTCAAAAGAAGAAACAGCAATCGCACAAGAAACTACTAATGTCGCAGTCCAAGACCTGCGTAAACTATTACAGCAATACAATGAAGATTTAGGAATCTATATCAACTCAGACGAGAGATATAGGCTTGGTCAAGTACTTACAATTATCGACGCTTCTATATCAGATAAAGAACAGCGTAAAGCCGTAAAAGACCTCATTAACAATGGTTGGTGGGGTGGATTTACTGGTACTAGAGACCGAGATGGGGTTAAAATGTCCAGCCCTCATGAAGATATAAGAGCACTGTGTGAATCATTAGGGTTCGCATTATACGAAAATAATGAATTACTGACAGCAGAACCTGCCTACAATACAGCTAGAGAATGGCAGGTCAAACGCTACACAGATGTTCTTAAAACCCGCTAATCAATAAATCACTTGGCGACGGTTATAGATAACGAATTACTCACTCTCACAAACATTAAGGGAGCAAACACATGACAGACAAACAGTCACTTATGAATCAGATAGCCCAGCTTGAGGCGGATAGTATTCATCATCAAATATATGGCTCACGCTACCTGCTAAAGAGTGACGGCTCGATAGTCATCAGAACACCAGAGGGCAACGAAATGCCTATACCTATCTATGAAGAAGGAGATGACACATGACAGACAAAGAATACCGAGACCAGAAAAAGCGTGTTCAGAAGTACATTGACAAATGGTTCAATGCTATGGGCCTTGGTTGGTTTCAAGTCGATATGGATTGGGTACGAGCTGAAAAGACTGACTCAAGCGGAACAGCCGCAGAAGTAAGCACTACATGGCAGTACCGTAACGCAAGAATATCATGGTATCTACCAGTACTCGCAGAGTTAGATGACGACAAGCTAGAGAATACCGTTGTCCATGAGTTCGTGCATATCCTCATAAATCCCCTCACACTCGTCGATAAGTCAGAAGACCTTTCAACACAGCATGAGTACGCCACCGAGTGCATAGCTCGTGCTTTCCAATGGGTATATGAAGCAGCGGAGAAAAAGAAATGACCAACAAAGAAATACTCGAAAAGGCAATACAGAAGGCTATAGATGGCGGGTGGACGGGCGATTTGGCTGACAAAGTAAAGTCTTGTGCTGATGAGGATATAGAGTTGCTGATAGAAGGATGGCGTAATATACACCACTTAGAGCCTGTTAACTTTATCTTCGACCACAACTTTGCCAAAGCTATTTGGGGCGATAAGCAGGTAGAGATAGCTCAAAGCACCAAGCACCTCAAACTCAAGGGCAAATTCACTCGCAGTGTGCCTGGTCACGAAGGCTGGCAATACCACCTCCAAAATATGGTTATCGCTAACGACCCTATTAAATACATCGGAGCCAACCTATGACATTCTGGCACACTACAAAATCAGAAGGCGACGACATTCAACTCGAAGAGATCGAAACCTTTCATATCCCAAAGCGTGACAAGTTCGGCGACAACACCGCTATCCCTACTCCTCACCAGAAGAAGATGTGGAAGAGCCTCACTATACCTGGCACTAAGGCATCAGCGGAGTGGAACGAACGAGCTAGACAGTCACGGGAAAGTATTTTAGCGAAGTACGGGAGGGACGTATGACTAAATGTTATTACTTCGACAAACATTATAAGCAATATCATGTGAGGCTTTACATAGGCGGCAGATACTTTCATGTTGGAAGGTTTGACACAGAAGACAAGGCGAAAGAGGAACGGGACAAGGCTCTTACTAAGTTAGTTGTTAGTGAGGTATGCCATGGATAAAGAGCAAAATACAATTGCATGGATTGAACGCAAGAACGGTGGAATCGTAAGGATTCATTTGAGTGATTATTTCAGCCGAGAAGAAGCAAGCATGATAGCTAGCGCCGCAGCTAAGAAACTCGGTGATGATATTGAATATGAAGTCGTTTACTTTCCGATGAATGAAATGTTTGGAGGAAGTGATGGTAGTAGATAAACACCCAGGCGGACGACCGCCAGTATTTGAATCACCAGACGCACTTAGAAGCTCCTTCGCAGATTGGAAAGAAGAGTTTAAAGAAGGTGGGCGATACGCGGGAGAGATACCAGATGTTGAAGGATTTTGCGACTACGTTGACGCATACCGTGACCTATTAAGTGAATACGCAGGCAAGCCAGAGTTTTCCGACACTATTAAAAAGATAAAGAACTGGATTTATTACAAGAAGAAGCAACTAGCAATGCAGAACAAGATGAACCCTACAATATTCATCTTTGACGCCAAGAATAACGCAGGTTATGTAGACAAAACTGAGCAAGACATGACTCACCACGGCGACGTGACATTCATTAACGACATGCCGAGGCCAAAAGAATGATTACTGAAGAAGTATTTAGGGGTTTCATAGATGCAGTAGTGCTCGACGGTAACAAGTTTGATAGGAGTGTAATTGAAAAGATGCACGATGACATAGGAAGACCGTTTAGTGGCGAAGAAATAACTGCTAAGTCAGCGAAGGAAATAATTGTACGTTACTTTATAAAACACGGTGGAGTACGTCCTACCAATGGCTAATGTCAGAGTACCAGACTATACACCCTCAGAGCGCCAGACTGCTTTCCACACTACGAAGGCAGATGAGAAGCTCTATGGTGGCGCGGCAGGAGGCGGCAAGACAGCCGCTATTGTTGCTGAGTCTGTGACATTAGCGCTTGAATATCCAGGCATACCTATTAACCTATTTCGCCGGACAATCCCAGAGCTAAACAAAACAATCAAACCTGAACTGATCAAGCAGACTCATACCTACATGAAGGCGGGGCATATTGCGTATAGGGCGCAGGGTGACGCTGAACATGAGGGGCGCACCTATGTATTTGATAACGGCTCAAGTATCACTCTTAACTATTTGGACAACGATAGCGACATGTTTAGGTATCAAGGCGCAGAAATGCCTGTCATTGGCGTCGACGAGCTTACGCAGTTCCCGTTGTCTTGGATTGAGTATCTCATCACACGCAATCGAACGAGCAACCCTAACTGGCCTGTGATGTTTATGGCTGGAACGAACCCAGGCGGCGTAGGGCATGGTTGGGTCAAGGAACGCTTCATCGACGCAGCAGAATGGGGCAAGGTGTTTGATGTCGTGCTTCCTGACGGCGAGAAGAAAACCAGAGTCTTTATACCTGCAAAGTTGGACGATCACCCAGACGAACGGTTCAAGAAGGACTACAATAAGCAGCTTCAATCTATCAGCGACCCGAATCTACGGAAGGCGCTACGTTATGGAGATTGGGACTTATTCTCTGGTCAGGTATTTACCGAGTTCTCACGAAGCATACACGTCATAGACCCATTCGACATCCCTTCACACTGGCAGCGCTGGCGTGCTATGGACTATGGGAATAAGAACTCCGTCGGTTGGTTCGCTCTCGATCCGCAAACAGACAGAGTGTACATGTACCGTGAATACCGCACGGAAACATTCGTGGACATCCCCACGAAGTCACGCAACATACTTCAGTTTGAGGCTGGAGAGGATGTGTCTTACGGTTTAGCAGACCCTGCCATATGGAACGGACAAGGCGACCACAATACAGGCAAGTCAGTTGCTGAGATGTTTGAAGCCAACGGCGTCAAATGGATTCCGGCGAACAATGACCGCATGGCAGGGCTTGCGGCAGTGCACGACAGGCTTGGAATCAAAGAAGATGGGCTTCCTGGGTTACAGATATTCTCAACATGCCTGAGCACTATACGAACTGTTCCTAGCCTTCCCTATGACCGCTACAAGGTCGATGACGTTGACACGAAAGCTGACGACCATGACTATGACATGCTTCGTTATGCATTGATAGGAATGAAAAAGAAAGCTGCCTCGTCCTCGGTGAAGCGTGCGGCGTGGGTAGATAGGAAACTTAGGGGCAGATAGTTTCTAGTGGAAAAAATATCATATTTGGTGTATAATGATAGCGGACAGGGTTATCGGTCACTTAACAAGGTGGCTAAAAAATCTACTTCTGAAAACAAAGAGAGACCCGTATTACAAAAGGCGTTGGACAGGTTCAACGATTCTTTTGACTACCAAAAAGACAACTGGCACGAGAAGTGGGAGCGTGACAATAAGCTCTACAACGGCGAACGGCACGCCAGGTCATACGAAGGCCTAGCTGACACATTTGTTCCTATGGTGTTCCCAATGATTGAGACGGAAGTCTCGTCTCTTGCTAATGGGAAACTTCGCTTTGATTATGAGTTCGGCGACCCGATAAAAGACCCTGACATGCGAACCGTCAATGGACTCGTCGGCGAGTATTGGGAACAGGACAACTGGGACCTCGCTATTGAAGAGGGCATTCGTGAAATGCTCATTACTGGCATGGAAGGGAACATGCTCTCATGGGAGATCGATCATCCACATTGGGAATACGGCTCAATGCGAGACTACATCGTTGACCCTACCATTAAGAACCAGTACGAACTGCAACAGCCAGGTGCTTACGCTGGACGACGCTACTTTATCCGCAAGGGCGCTCTTAACGACTATGAAGTGCTCGACGTTGACCCAAACAGCAAAATGTATGGACAAATGGTAAAACGCTACAACATCCCTAGCGATACTGGCCCTGCTCCAACTGACAAGGAGACTCAGAAGCAGCTAGAGGAAGCGTTCAAAACCTCGACTCTCATAGAAGCTCTGAAAGACCAGGACGAGATTATTGAGATATGGGACGTTGATAGGGTCGTTACAATTATGAACCGCTCTCACGTCATCGAAGACGCCGAGAACCCATACAAGATACGTCACCGCAATATTCTGGAAAGCAAGTACCTTGCGAAGCTGAACGAGACACGAGCCAGTGTTGACCCTGCCGCTTATGAAGCGGCTGTTTCTGATGCGAAAAAACAGGCAGCGCTTGAAGCTAAGGGGCTCGTACCTTTCTTCTTCTTCAGGAACTACCGACGAGCCTCGTTGTTCTATGCCAAGAGTGAGATTGACTCAGTAGCGAAGCACCAAGAGCTATTGAACGATATGACGAACCTAGAGACTGACGTACTCATCCGAAAGGCTAAGCCAGCTCGTGAACTCGACCCAGAGTACGAGGACTTTATTGACATGGTTGAGGGAGATGACTACGACACGGTGTACCCGTTCAAGCCAGGTTCACTCGCTCCAGTACTATCTCCTGAAGTTTCTGGCAACCTATTCGCTAATCGCCAAAACATCAAGAACGAGATTCGAGAGAGCACGGCAATATCCCAGCGAGCAAAGGGGACCGACTCAAGCACCGACCCAACAGCAACTGAGGTGCGTTCAAGCGACTCTGGTACAGACTTACGCATTGAGAGCAAAGCACGGATTCTTGAAAAGGACGGCTTCTACTGGATGTCTTACATCCTCTTCCGCATGATTCAGCTCTATGTCACAGAGCCTATGGTCGTTCGCGTTACTGGACCAGCGAAACGAGGGCAAGAGACGGGACAGTTCAAAGGCAAGAGACTTCCTGACAGCACTGGCGTATTCGACCCAGAACAATTCCAGGGCGACTTCATCCCACGAGTGACGCTTGAGGTTGATTCAAAGTCGAAGAACGAAGAGAAGCGGAGCCGAGCAATGCAAGAGTTCCAAATGCTTATACAAGACCCAACAAATAATCTTCAAAAAGTGAAAGAGATTTACTACCCAAAGATGTTCGATATTGATACTCAGGAGCTCGATGAAGTTATGACGCAGGAGCAGCCAGCTATGGGAATGCCGCCCACGGGAGCTCCAGCTCCAGTGCAACCACAAATGCCAATGCAACCAGGAGCGATGAATGGCTGAGTATACCTCAGAAGAGAAGAACCGAGACGCCGTAGCATTCTTAAAGACTCGTTTCGGCAAGCACTACGTCGCAAGGATAAAGCGCCTATATAAAGAAGCGCTTAATATTTCCTATGACATCGAAAACTACCGAAAAGACTACAGGGAATATTGTGCGACACGGGCAAAATGCCTAAAGAAGGAGATAGATTACTTCGAGCTTCACAAGAAAATAGCCAAAGACCCAAATATCGTGGCTCGAATGATTGAATCAGCACGCAAAAGGAGGAAACAAAAAGAGATTTAGATGTAGGTGCGCGAGGGAAAGCGTCAGGGTCTATAAACAATATATACCCCTAAGAAAGGAAAACCGTAAACCTGTCCAGTTGAAGTCTTCCACTGATGCTTCCCTCACGCCTCTTCATCATACGAGAGGCTAGCAAGTTTAACAATAATAAGGAGAGGTTCGATGGAACAAACCACAACCGACGCTTCTGCTCAGGACGATCAGGCGCTAGACGCACAACCTGTAGAGGAGCAAGCTGAGGCGGTACAAACCGTAGACAGCGAACCGCAGCAACCAGAGTCTTCTGATGATGGTAGCGGCGAAGGCGAGCCGGAAGAAGCCGACAACTCGCAGAGCAAGACATTTACTCCTGAATGGCTGGAAAGTAAAGGGATAGACCTTTCAGCCCCGGATGCCGCTGAGAAATTAGCGAACATGGCATTCAATTCAGAGAAGATGATGTCTCAAACTATCAACAAAACAAAATCATCAGAGCTTGAGAAGTCTGTTCAAGTCAAAGGTGACGGCGTGTCTCAACAGAGCACGACTGACATGGTTCTTGGCGCACTGCTGTACAAGCAGACACACCCTGAACTGACATCTGAGCAGGATAACGCTATGGGCGAGTATATTAACTCTAACCCTGACGCGAAGTTGAAACTGTCCTATGGGTTATATGACTATGACGATATTTTTGTAAAGTCAGGGGCATACAAACTCGGGCAGCCTGATGCTTCGGCGCTCAAGAAACAAGGCTCACAGGAAGCACTCCAACAGCTTGCGGATAAACAACGCGCTACGGCTGTTAGGGGCAATGCAAGTACGACTACTGTCCCCCAGGGAGTTACGAAGAGTAACGTTGATTCCTGGTGGGAAGGTCTTGGTTCAGAAGGACGCGCCAACCCTGAAAACAGGGCAAAACTGGACCAGATTCTAAACTCGTAAAACCTTAACAAACTACCGTAGCCATAATCACATTTAGGAGTTACTTTTATGGCACTCGGTACAAACGACCAGACTGTTACCACTGGTAACGTCTTCCGCCCGACGATCTGGGCAAATGATGTCATGGACATCTTGAAGTCAGAGCTCGTTCTGCTTCCTCGAATCAAGCACTATGATTCAGAGTCAGCACAAATGGGTCAGACTGTTTCCGTTCCTTTCATGGCTTCCGCATCAGCAAACGATAAAGCTGCTAACACGCAGGTCACGCTGAACGGTGGAACCTCAACAAAGGTTGACATCCTCATTAACAAACACAAGGAAAGTTCAGTCCTCATTGAGGACATCCTGAGCATCCAAAGCAAATACGAACTTCGCAGCGAATTCACGAAGCCAATCGCTTACGCAATCGTTGAGGCTATTGACACGGACATTCTTACTGAGCTCAAGGCTGGTTCTACCAACACTGCTCTCGGTACGTTCGGCGTCGCCCTCACTGATGCTGTCGTTCGTAGCGCAATGGTCACTCTCGACACTGCTAAAGCACCTCGCACGGACCGTACGTTCGCTGTCGATCCTTACCAGCACGGTGAGCTTCTCGGCATTGACAAGTTCGTTCGTTACGATGCTCTTGGCACAGGTGAGGCTATCAAGAACGGTAAAGTTGGTAACATCTACGGCTTTGAAGTCGTCATGAGCCAAAACATTCCGTTCGTTGACACGACCACTGACCAGCATACCGGCGTTGCGTTCCACATGGACGCTGTGGGTATTGCTCATCAGCTCAAGCCACGCACACAGTCACAGTACAAGCAAGAGTACCTCGCTACCTTGCTCACCGTCGACACAGTGTACGGCGTCAAGACACTCCGTCCTACGTTCTCAGTTCTCGTTCAGAGCTAGTTCATAGGTTCGGTGCTCCCTCCCTTCGGGGAGGGGGCGCTACGGAGCCAAATTAACTAGGAGGAACCAAAGATGACAATGTTACAATCCGACAAAGAACTTGTAGAAAAACTTGGAATGACTGAGATTCACGAGCTCTCAGCACAAGAAAAACGCGAATTTATAGACGCCCAGATAGAGGCTATCAAATCCCAGCTGTGGCGCTCACGCGTCGACGCTATGCTCAATCACAACCTTAAAACCGAAGGCGAGACAGAGCGCCAAGCAGTCGAGACAAAAATACGTGAGCATGAGGCGGACGCCAAACGCTACGCTGAAGCAATTACCCTACTCTCGAACATAAAGGCAGAATTGTAACATGAAACTGGCAGTAGTACTGCCGTCGAGAGGTCTTGTCTACTCAAAGACCGTTGAAGAATTATACCGTGAATTAGAGTCGCTTGACGGCTCTTTTCACGTTTATTGGTCACATGCAAATCCGATACCTGAATGCTTCAATATACCGACGGAAGAAGCGCTAAAAGGCGATTATGACTATGTTCTATTCGTCGAAGAGGACATGGTACTACCTGAAGGAATACTACGGCGAATGCTAGATAAGGTAGACTATGCGCTTGCATGTGATTACCCCGTAGGCGGAACAAACGGCGGCACGGTCATGTACGACCCGAACATGGTTCCGTTCTTCACAGGGTGTGGATTGTTGCTCGTCAAGTTTGACCTATTAAAAGCGATGCCGAAACCAATATGGCGGACTGATGTCCGCTGGCTCCCACGTGTCGAGGGGGGCTGGATTCACTTCTGGCTCTCAGTCGACGACTCGAAGAACTACGGGCAACAGGACGTAGCGTTTGGGCTGCGGCTTTACGCCAACGGGCTTCCTATTGATGTTATGGATGAAACGATAGGGCAGCGAAGGATCGTGCAAAAGGGCAAGGCTGGGGTAAATAACGGCCAGCACGAGATAGTAGAGAAAATGACCGTGAACAAGAGAACTGACCTGACAAACATACAACACGTCGACTTCAAGCCCGAGATTATCATAGACGGCAAGATCGTAAAGGTATCAGAGGAAATACTGAAACGCATCAAAAACCCTGTATTTCCCGACTATGTGCGGTCTGGCAGGGCGATATTCGACATACCAGAATACCTAAAGGAATGGATGACTATAGATTATGCACGCTAGCGTTCACCAATTTTTCAAAGATCACACGAAGGCAGAGATGTTTAAAGCAAAAAAGATACTTGAGGTTGGCTCACTCGACATTAACGGAAGCGTCAAGCCGTTTATTATGCAGTCAAGTCCAGAAAGTTATCTTGGTATAGATTTTATGGGCGGGTCGATGGTCGACAAAGTACTCAACGCCGAAAACCTTGTGGAAGAGTTTGGCAAAGACTCATTTGACATGGTTATTTCTACCGAGATGCTCGAACACGCCGAGCACTGGAGAGAGTGTGTTAATAACATGAAGGATGTCACGAAAGACTGGCTTATTATTACAACTAGAGGACCAGGCTTCCCGCTTCACAGCTACCCTGATGACTGGTGGCGATATACGACTGATGACTTCGCAAAGATATTTGCTGACTTTACTATCATCGTGAATATGAAAGACACTGACGCTAATTCTCCAGGCGTTTTCTTCATAGGGCGTAAATCTAGCAAGAAACGCGTTGACCTCAGCAAGATAGAGCTAACTCCAGCGCCGATTCACTAGACTCAGATTGCAATTTTCAGGGTTTTAGACTATAATGTAACTAACTGGACGGGACAAGGTAACTAACCTTAATGTCCTCAACTTATACTGCGAAAACTCTTATAGACAGTGTTATTCGTCGTGCAAAAGACAGCTCTCTTTCTCGAACTTTAGTACTTGAGTTCCTCGACGACGCGCAAAACGAAGCGACTAATCAGTACTTGTTTGACTTCTGCAGGTCGACATATGAAGATACTATCTCGGTAGATTCTAGTGATATTCCGCTTCCTGATGACTGCCAGATAGTCGATAGCGTGACAATCTACATCGACGAGAATAACAAGTTTGTTGTCCCATATATCAAGTACCATGATTTCTTTGACGCAGGCTACCCTGTGTCAAACGTCTCAAGTATTCCTAGCTGTTATACCATCTATAACAAGACGGTCATCTTCAACTGCAACCCAGATAAAACATACAACGTCGAAATAAACTACACCGCATACCCTCGCCAGCTTGACGGGGAAACTGTCATACCGACGATCCCTCGTGAGTTCAAGAATATTCTGGTTATGAGCGCTCTAGCCGACATAGAAGAGAACAGGGAAAACTTTGACATAGCCGCTATTTACGAGAGAAAAGTAGCCGACTTAACACGTGACATGCGGAAACGATACGCGCTTCTAAAGATGCCGTTCCAAAGTAGAAGGAGCTTTAGAGGAAATGAGAGCATCTAGCGCACGATACGGCGGCATACCTTCTGTAACGTCTCAGAAAGCCCGCACAAAGCAGATTAGCTTCAAGGGTGGCATAAACCGCTATAAAGACAACGACGACATCTCGGTAACTGAGCTTTATAACGCTATAGACGCCCGCATGGTGCGTATAGGACGGTATAAGACCCGCAAAGGTCTTGAACGGTTCAGCACGCCAGTAGGCGAAACAATTGACGCTACGAACTCAAGCACGACGGGCGCGAGTACGGTTTCAGTCAATACCACGCAGTACATAGCGGACAAGCGTACAATTCTTGCTTCTGGTCACATAACCAAGGCGACTATAAAAGTAGGCGCGACGACTGCCACGGGGGTTTTGTACGTCGACATACGCGCGAATAACTCAGGAGCACCAGGAACGGTGCTTGCAACGACTTCTATCAAAAGAAGCAGCATAACGTCATCGCAAACAAACGTCTCGGTGTATTTCATCGACGCGCCTCAAGTTACGGCAGGTGACATTGTATGGGTCGTTGCTTACGTGCAGGATTCAGCTACAGGGAACTTTCTCATTTCAACGAACACGAGCGCCACGACTGCGCTTGTCGGGACTGTCGAAGGTACAGGCTGGACTGCGACAAGCTACGCCATCAACTCTTCACTGTATGTGACGCCTCACCAGCCAGTTCTAGGGCTTATTCGAGTTAATAGGCCGAATGGTACTAACTACACGTTCTTCGCGGCAGGAACGAGCTTGTACAGCGTCAACGAGTCAACGGGCGCTACGTCGGTTATCCAGTCAGGCATGAGCGCGAACGCCTCAAAATACCGCTTTGAAGTCGTACAGGACGCTCTTTATTGGGTAAACGGGTACGCAAAACCATACAAGTACGATTTCTCAAGCGTCACCCAGCTTACGTCATGCCCTATAAATCCAGACCTCATTATGGAGCACGTCGGGCTATTGTTCGTTGGGCGCGAGGATGACTCTGAGCTGTTCTGGTCGAACTTCGGTGTATACACGGACTGGACATCGACAGACTTTGCTTATTTCCTCGCTCCAAAGACGCCATTTACTTTAAGGGCGCTCGCAAAACTAAACGGCGTTCTCTATCCGTTCGCTCGTAAAAACAAGTTCCAGCTTCTCGGTGAAGATAATAACTCATTTACGGCTGCTGAGGCGATGTCGCAACGTGGCACATTCTCGCAGGAAAGCTTAGTCTTTGATGATGACTCTATCTACTATGCGAACGATGACGGTATATGGGGGTTCAACGGAAGTACCGACACGAACCTTGCGCTGCCATTCTTGCAGGACTATCTCGACCTAAGCAATAAGTCATCTGTAGTACTTGAGAAGTGGAACAACCGACTCTACGTGTTCTATACCAGCAATGGGTCGTCACAGAATGATTCATGCTTCGTCATAAACCTCGCCCTCAACCTTTATGAGTCACTAGACCGACACACGCCTATAGGAAAAACCTTTGCCCGCAAAGACTCTACAAACCTCTTCCTACAAGCAAGCAACGTCGTCCCAGCGATATATTCGGCGGAATCTAGCAGCAATACCTATAACAACCTAGGGAAACCATTGGAGTTCGAGTTGCAGACAGCCTTCAATCACTTTGAAGCGCCAGCACAACTCAAGCGTATACCAAAATGGCGTCCTGAGATTGTCGCTGCGGAAGGAAACTACAGCTTGCAGTGCGGGTACGCGAAAGACATGAGCGAAACAACGACGACGTGGGTCGACCTTCCTGTTGGCAGTTCTGGCGTCAAATGGGGTTCTGGCTGGACGTGGGGAGATGGTACGAAATATGCAACAAGCTCGAATGTTTTGGGCTATGGCCTGTTTATAGACGGAAAGTTCCGCCGAATCCAGCGCAAATACAAGCACGTCGCGGCGCACGAGCCGATAGAGTTCGACTCTGAAATGCTCGAAGTGCATATAGAGAGGATGATGTAATGCCATTCAGATTTACCCCTATGCAGGGAACAGACATCAAGTCTATTCTTCCCCAGCTTAACAAGAACTTCGCGTCTCTCGACAAAGAAGCCGTTTCAAAGACATTCACGAAGGCAAACTCCGGTGAGACATGGACTGTCGGGAACACTGGAGATGACACGTTCGGCGAGAAAGCGGTAGTCGGCGGCATAACGACGGTAACATTCGGAAAGTACCGAGACGGGCGCTACGCTCTGATTTTCTACAACCCAACGACAGGCGTGCCAGAAGAACTACTCGGACAAGCGCCAGACGACGGTAGGATAGGCCATTGGACAGCAGAGCCAGGACAGAACGTCATAACGCTACTCGGAGGCTAATATGCCAGCTATACAAGCGAATGCTGACAAGTTTCTCATAAACTCAGACTACCCAATGGACAAGATTCTTGGATGGTGGAGCGGTAGCTTTTCGGTATCAGCACGAAACGGGGTAGGCGATCCGAAAGCAACTGAGCATTCATTCGCACATAGCGCTGGGGATTACGGTCTTATTGTTGGCTCATGGTCAACAGATAATTCAACATGGTTACCTTTTGGCGTAACGCCTGCAGATGTGTCAAGCGGGCAACCAGTATTCCAAAACATTGAATGTAGCGCCTACTGCGACACGACGAATATAACTGTTAGGGTAACGAATTGGACGGCATCAACACCGACAGTATATTACGCGTTACAACTGCTTTCAAAGGATTAATATGGCTGATAGCGACTTCTTATTCAATAGCGACTGGAACTACCAAAAAATACTAGTGAACCAGTCTTTGACCCAGGTAGTAACGAGTGGTAGTTCCGCTACTTATACATACACCCATAATTTAGGAAAGATTACATCAGCTAGAGTTTGGGTAGAAGGTAAAACAGGGAAATGGTTTCCAGCGGCGAATATCACCTTGCAAGATCATTTTACTTTTGGCGCTGATTACACTGCGACGTATGGTTTGACAATGAATACGCTGAAAGTCACGTTATACAACTCGTCAGCTTCTAATTCCTCTGTGAATTTCAGAATAAGGATATACCTCGATGACTAGCTACACACAAGTGAAGGATTTTATTACGACTAGTGACGCCGACGCTAACAAGAATATGTCAAGCGAGACGTATAACTTCACTGTTCCCATAACATCAGTGGTAGTGGGCTCGTATGCGCTAAAACAGTTCACGATTCCTCTTAATAAGCAAACACGGTTCTATCAGCTATATCTGAACTACAGTCTAACGCCAGATGATTGGTATTCTTTTCCTGTTGCTGACCTTGTGTACAATAGCGACCCGGCGAATTCCTTACAAATTGCAACAAATGTTACCCAGAGTGGGGGTAATTTAGTTATAAACACATATCTAATTAATTCAGGTACTGGTGATTTACTGATTGCTTCTTTTGACGTATCAATTACACGTCGTGATTTTGTAGATAGCGCTTAACGGTCGAAGTACTCGCCGTTTTTGCCAAGTGTTGAATTATATCTATGGACTACCCCGTCGCTTGTTTCATACATCATTATTTTGCCGAAACCGCATATATTTTTGTATGCTGGTGCAATTCTCTGTATAGATTTTTCTCGTAATTGCTCAGTGAATCTATCGGGGTACATTTCTTTAATAATCGTCCAGCATTCTTGTAAGAACGTAGAGGACAAATCGAGATATTTCGCTGCATATTCATCTGACGATAGAATTACTGGCGCAGGAGCTGGAGCCTGAACTTCAGCGACAGGCGTTGGCTCTTGAGAAGGCGCAGGAGTCTCGGCTTTTTTCTCAGGGTAGATTATAGGGTCTATGTTAGCAGCGACAGGTTCTTGAACTTTTGGCACAGGTTTATGAGTTGCCTGCCACGCTCCGAAAGCGACGCTAGGAACGATTAGGATTGCTACCACTGACGAGACTATTGCCTTTTTGCTCAATGATTTCATAGTTGCATGATACCACCAATTACAATATATGTCAAGAGTGCATTGTATTTTTGATTGTTTTGGTATATAATGGAATCAACTGGACGGGGTAGCGATGTAAGCTATCTCATGGTGACTTTCGACCAGATATACTCTGAGCTCGGTAACGTCTATAACCCTTCTGCAAACCTGTATCAGCAGCAGATTGACGCTATCCCGACGCAAACGGCGGCGGCTGTTTCTCAAGCCGACGCAAAAAAAGACCTTGCATACGAACAGATTACTAATAGTGCCCGCCAACGAGGTATGGGCTTTTCTGGTATTCCGATAGCGGAGCAGGCGAAATACAACGCGACTGAGTACGCTCCAGCAATTGCAAATCTAAAGAGCAATGCGGAAGCAAATCGTGTCTCGCTGCTTGAGGCGATGAACAGCCTTAATAGAGATAGGCGAACACAGGCACAGTCCATTTACGACAATAACATGTCACGCGACCTTGCAGAGCGTCAGTTCCAAGAGTCAATACGGCAGTTCAACGAACAGCTTGCGGCGCAGCGAGCCGCAAATGCTTCAACTGATTTGAGCAAATATTTAAATCAGTTAAATAATAGTCAAAGCAAGGACAATGGAACAGATTCACAAGTCAAACAGCTTGCTATGGCTGGCGTCGGAAGTATGCTTCAAGAACGTGACTTCACACCTTCGATGTGGAATGAAATTGTTGCTATATCTAAATCGGCGGGTTACGGCAATAAAGTTGACCAAGCAAAACTAGAGCTATTACAACAGCTAAGGCCTGGATACTTCAAGAACGGGGCAGTAAACACTACCTATATTTCTAACTTGTTGAACCGAGCGAATACAAGCAACAATGGCGGTGGCGGAGGAGGTTGGTAATGGCCTACTTTACTAAAGATGACCTCGACATGTTCAAGTCTGCACTTTCTTTGAACAGCAATAAACAAGTTTCACCTCAGCCGGTAAAGAAGAGTAAAAACTTTCTCGAAGATAACATTAGCACTCTTGGCTCAATGGGCGGCTCACTTGGTGGTGCTGCTCTTGGCGCTTCTGTTGGCTCAATCGTTCCTGGAGTTGGTACTGCAATCGGTGGACTTCTCGGTGCTATCCTTGGCGGCGCAGGCGGCGGAGCTGTCGGTCAAGTCGCAGAAAACGCAATAACTGGTGACAATCTCGGCACTGACGTAGGCTCAGAGGCTTTGTGGGGCGGTTTAACATCGCTTCCACTCGGTGCGACTGGAAAACTACTTAAAGCTGGTGGAACGGTTGTAAAGGGGCTTGGAAGCGATGTAGCGAAGACAGCAGCAAAAGACTTAGTACAAGAAGCAGGAGCAAAGACCATTGGAGTCGGTACATTAGGACGAATGACGGCAAACGGGAAAGCCGACGACGCTATAAAAGCCGCAATGGAGCGGATTAGTACTTCTCCGACGCTTGCAAACAAAGCCTCTACAAAACTGAGTGGTGCTGCTGACGACCTCGCTGTAAAGCAGTTTAGACTGACTCCTACGCAACTTGCAAACTATAGTAAGAAGTTTGGCGAAGACGCCGGACAAACGATACGAAAGTACGGATTCACGTCCGCTGAAGATATTGCAAGTAAGGGTATAGACCCGCTACAGACTCAGTTCTCGGATCTCGTGACAAATGCTGGCGCAATAAGTAAAGACACCCTAAAGAAGAACTTTGATAACGCTGTTTCAGAGCTTGCTAAAAGCAACTCAAGCACGAACCGTGCGATAGGTGAACAGTTAAAGAGAGAGTCTGATGCTTTACTGAAGAAGTACGGTGACGCAGTTCCAGCCTCAAAGGTTAACGAGATACGCCGAGAGTTCGACAGCCTCGTAAACTACACTCAAAGCATTGCCGACCCAAACAAGTACGGGGTCAATAAACGTGTTGCTGACGTACTCCGTAAAACACTTCAAGAGGCAGATACTACAGGGCAGCTCAAGAACGTAGGAAATGAAATATCTAAGCTAAAACAACTTTCTGACGTGGTTGCGAAACAGGGTGAACTTGGACGTGGGAGTCTTCCGTTGAATATCCCAAGTCTTATGGGTAGCATAGCTGGCACTGGTGTTGGTGGAATACCAGGTGGAATGCTAGGGTTTGCGCTCACCAATGCCGCAAACAGCCAAGCTGGTAGGAAAGTAATGATGGGGCTAGCAGATAAGGCAGCCTCAAAGCTAACATCTGAAGCAACGAATACTGCTGGTCAGACATTAAAGCAGTTAGGCACTCGCGGGGCAGCTACAGCCGCCTCAAAAGGTATTGTTGGAGCAATGATGGGCAATCAGTCTTCGGATTTGAATAATACAGCAGTAACTACGCCTACAATGAACATGAGTACAATGCCAACCAATGTCCAGAACATGGGCACATCATACACCAAAAATACACAATCGTCAAGTCCATTCGGGTATTCAGCAGGACAGCTAGGACAAGCACTCATGGCTGCATATAGCGCAGGAGACACAAAGGCTGCTGCTCAACTTGAGAAGATGTACACGCTCGCAAGTGAGTACGAAACAGCCCAGGCGAAAGCGGCTGCAAGCTCAACGGACGCAGGGTATTCAAAGCCTTCAGCGTCGCAATATTCACAAGGCGTAACAGCTATGCAATCGCTCGATTCGCTCAACCAACTACTACAAGACAATCCAGGACTTGTAAACGCAAATGCCGTACCCGGTCAGGGGATACCTGTTGTTGGCGGCCTAATAAGCAGCGTTGCAGGCACAGGCCAATACCGAGCGCTCACGAAGAACATACTTAACTCAATCGCTCGTATCAACACTGGTGCGAATATGCCTGAGAGCGAGGTTCAGTTCTATGAACAGACGTACCTCCCGCAACCGGGCGACACAGAAGCGACCAAAGCTCAGAAACTAGCGAACCTACGCCAATTCTTTACTCCCATTGTGAATTACAAGGGTGGCGGGACAAGCGCAAACGATCTACTTTCAGCAATTGCTTCTAGCGGCTATTAGTGATATATATACAAGCATGGGATTAGTAGGCAGAGTAGTCTTAATTCTTGCAATAGTTACCGCAATTGGGGCATCATTTTATCTTGGAACTGTCTACAAGCAGGCTGAAGTTGATACTAAGCAGGCTACTATTGACTCCTTGAATGGAGAGAACTCACGACTAAAAAATATAATGAGCAATTATAAGTCGTACTATGACGAGTATCAGGGAGCAGTAACTAAATATAACGAGCTTGTTGACAGAGTAAACGCATATATTGGCTCTCAACAAATACAAAAGATGAGGGTATATTGCACTTCTAGTGTTATCGGACAAACGACATTTACTAACTGTTACTAATGACTTTTAGCTCTTAATCTGCTATAATGAACATAACTGGACGGGCAAGCGTTCTATACACGCATGGCCTCAACTAAATATGTCATAAAGCGCGGTCAGTCTTATGACTTTGGCATTACATACAAAAAAAATGGCGTTGCCGCTTCGTTGGTCGGAGCGACTATATACTTCACTATTAAAAACGTCGAGTATGACTCAAACACTTCAGACACAAGCGCGACTATAAAGAAGGATGTCACATCACATGTTGACGCGGCTGCTGGACTCAGCAACGTTCATCTTGACCCTTCTGATACCCTCAGCCCGCTTGTCACTCCTGGTGACTACTTCTTTGATATATGGGTCAAGGAAGCAGACGGAAGCCGCTACCCAATTATTGAATCTACTCTCACTATTGACGGTTCACCAACTAATAGGAACTCGTAATTATGGCTGATGGCGTAGATATAGAAGCCAATATCACGACGGCTCAGGGAGGTTCTAGCAACCTGAGCACTACTTCTATTGTTAGTACGAACGTCATAAGTGGAAGCGTTACGAAATCAACCATAGTCGGAGGCGGCATAGGTCCCCAGGGTCCGACAGGCCCACAAGGTGAAATTGGAGCAACGGGACCGCAAGGGCCTCAAGGAGCAAGCGGCGCAAATGGTACTATTGGCGTAGATGGAGCTACAGGACCCGCTGGTCCGCAAGGTGCTACTGGTCCTCAAGGACCGACAGGTCCGACTGGGATCCAGGGTGCAACAGGTCCTACTGGTCCTGCTGGAGCTACAGGAGCAAATTCAACCGTTCCTGGGCCTACTGGTGCTACAGGACCGCAAGGAGCGACAGGGCCTCAGGGAGTAGCAGGAGGATCAACTAACTTTGCCGGCTCATGGACTACGGGGACTGCTTATCTCGAATATGATAACGTCACGAATAACGGAAGTTCTTACTCATGCAAAACAGCTCACACATCAGGAGCTACTTCTGAGCCTGGTGTTGGAGCAAGCTGGACGACGTATTGGCAATTGGCTGCTCAGGCAGGCGCGGTTGGTGCCACAGGTCCTACTGGCTCAACAGGCGCGACTGGTCCAACTGGCACTACTGGAGCGACAGGACCGACGGGACCAAACTCAGTTTCAACAAGTACAACTACTACTCTCACTGGGCTATTAAAAGGCAATGGGGCGAATGTCAGCGCAGTAACGGCCCCGTCAGGGACAGTAGTGGGTACTACAGACACACAGGTACTCACGAATAAAGACCTCACAAGCGTTACTAATGCATTCCCAACACTAAATCAGAATACTACTGGCAACGCAGCTACAGTCACGACTAACGCTAACCTGACTGGTCCTATTACATCAGTAGGGAATGCAACATCTATAGCTTCACAGACAGGCACAGGCACGAAGTTTGTCGTAGACACTTCACCGACTCTCGTGACACCAAATATCGGAGTAGCTACTGCTACCTCCGTGAACAAGGTGGCTATCACTGCTCCTGCTACATCTTCGACGCTCACAATAGCCAATGGTAAGACCCTCACGGCGAATAACTCAATTACTCTTGCTGGTACTGACGCTACGACAATGACATTCCCGAATGCAACAGATACTGTAGCAGGTCTTGCCGCTGTTCAGACTATTACTGGCGCATGGTCATTCAACGACGGAAAACTCATATTGAAGGGGTCAACTTCTGGCACAACAACCTTGAAGGCAAATGCTACTGCCGGGACTACTACGATTACTTTTCCAGCAGCGACAGATACCGTGGCAACGCTTGCAGAGGCACAAACTCTGACGAATAAGACGCTCGACTCAACAAGCCCAACTGCCTTTTTCTTCCCCGGGTTCTTGCAAGCAACGGCAATTCGTACTGCTCCGACAGGGTGGCTCATGTGTTATGGACAGGCTGTCAGCCGTTCAACCTACTCTGCTTTATTCAGCGCTATAGTGCCGAGCCTCGGAACGGTTACTATAACTATTGCGAGCCCTGGCGTCGTCTCACTGACCTCTCATGGATTCCTTACTGGCGACATGTTATACCTAACGACTACAGGCGCACTTCCAACTGGTCTATCCGCTAACACCATTTACTACGTCATATACGTTGACGCTAACTCATTCAGGCTTGCTACGTCGAATGCGAATGCCTTAGCGGGAACAGCAATAAATACCTCTGGCAGTCAAAGCGGCACACATACACTATTGGCTTGTCCATACGGTCTAGGAGACGGATCAACGACATTTAATATACCAGACCTTCGAGGACGAGTTGCCGCTGGAAATGACGCAATGGGCGGCACTGGAGCAAGCAGGTTAACTCTTAGCACAACGCAAGGCGTTGGGGCTCGTCTCGGGTCTACTGGTGGTGAGCAAGCGCATACGCTTATTACCTCTGAAATGCCAGCTCACACGCATGGTCTATACGTCTTGGGCGTTACTGGTACGGCTGGTTCAAATTCATATGGAAATACAAACTTTGGGTCAACAAACCAGTCACAAAGTACTGGAGGCGACGGGGCGCATAACAACATACAGCCGACCATTGTTACGAACTGGATGATTAAGACGTAAGTCTGTTAATTCCAGCCTAAATCTGCTATAATGTAAGTAACTGGACGGATTGCGGAGTCTACCTATGACTCATGTAACTCCTACTGTCCCAAGCGAAGGCGAAGAGGCTAACGCTTCGGATATATCTATACCTGTTCAGCAGATTGCTGACGTAGTGAATGGCGGTCTAGACGACAGCAATATTAACTATGTAAGTGGCTCGAAACTTGTAGACGGGACCGTTGTCACAGCAAAAATAGCTGATAGTAATGTTACGACAGCGAAAATAAATGATTCTGCTATAACTACAGCTAAATTAGCGAATGCTTCCATAACTGCGGACAAACTGTCACTTAACCCTCAGACTAGTTCTGTCGCAACTGCCCAAACTACTACAAGCTCATCATATACGGATTTAGCAACTTCTGGCCCTGCTGTCACCGCTACTATTGGGGCAAATGGGAAAGCCTTAGTCACTGTCACATCGCTGCACTACAACTCAGGCGCAAACGATAGTTATCATTCATTTGCCGTTTCTGGCGCTTCGACAGTAGCTGCTGGCGATGCGAGCGCCACATCAAGTAATGGAACGGCTGGTATGACAAGCTCGACAACAACTCTTGTGACTGGCCTCATTGCAGGCTCAAATACGTTTACGTCTAAGTATAAAGCTGGCAGTGGAACAGCTACTTTTCTTAATAGGTCCATAACCGTAATCCCACTTTAGAACGATGGAAAACCATACTGAAGCACCAACAACGATAAAAGAAGTCGGCATACACGTCGGCTATATGCGTGATGACATTCGTGAGCTGAAAGAAATTGTCAAAACGCTGCCAACAGCGTTTGTATCAATAAAAGACCACCAAGAGCTTATCGAGCGAGTCGCCGCGTTGGAGAGAAAAAGTGGGCTCAAGAATACCTTTCAGTGGGTTGGCCTCGCAGTCACGACTATTATCAGCGTTATAGCTCTATACAACATGTTTACAAAATAGTAAGGAGGACGCATGTCACGAACAAAGCAGGAAGTAAGGGATTGGCTAGAAAAGCAAATCAACCATACTCTTTCCGACCCGCAGGGAAATTGGTCTGGCGAATGCGTCACGCTTATTAAATGCCTTATGGATTTCCTCGGAGTGCCTGAACCATATGCGGCAAGAGGTCACGCCAAGGACGCCGCAAATACATACCTAGATCAAGGTATAGCCAGCAACGGTAAGGGATACCTCACGATTTGTGTTAACTCGACATGGGGTAATGGGTATGGTCATATCTGGGCAGACTTGCAAGACGAACATAGTTACGAGCAAAACGGGAAAGTATACCACGTGGTGACAAAAGATACTAAAAAGATTTCAAGCGCTACCCAATGGGTAAATTTCGATAAATGGATAAAGGAGGAAGAAGTGATTACTAAAGACCAAGAAAACGTAATGTCATTCCTGGCTACTGGTGACTACCCAGGGGTAGGATATGACTATAGATTCGTCGGGCAACCGTTCAGCGACGCCTTCGTTAATTTTTGGAACGATGTATCCCAGAAAACAGGGCTACAGAAAATGGCTAAGGATGCCCAATCTCAGGTAACAAAGCCACAAGTTCTAGACTACATCAACAAGAATCTTAAATAAGGAGGATATATGGCAAAAGCTAAAAAAGGTAAGAAGGGCGGAAAGGGCTGCTAATATGGAAGAATCACAAGTAAACAGTCTTGTCACTGGCTTTCTCAGGACATTTGTCCCATCACTAGTCGGAGCGTTCGTCGGGTGGCTGGCGACACTTGGAGTACTGATTGAGCCAACGGCGACAAACGCACTCGTATCAGGGATTATCTTGTTCGCAGGAGCACTTCTCACAAGTGCTTACTACCTTGTAGTTCGCTTGCTCGCTAAGAAGTTCCCCATTCTTGAGGTACTACTTGGCTCGAAAAAAACACCTGAATATAAGGCGTAACAATGAGTGATTACGATGATATAAGCGTCAAGGAATATTTGGTATTCGTAGCGCTGCTTATCATCGGTTCGATTCTTGCTGTCTACGCACTTTATAAAGGAGCCTATTGATGATAGAGCGTGATGACCACCACTTATTTCACGACAGAGTGTCATGGGAATCCCGCCCAGAATCCCTTTCAATGCGCGAAAGGCTCATAGCCAGAAACATGGCGCGCGTCGCTCACGACCAACTCCATCGAGAAACCTCACCAGTACCAGTCCCACTCGTTCACTCTCTTCAGTGGGTATCTCGGCGATTCCATGACCCGTCAGACCCGTTCAAGGGAATAGAAGATGTATCTTTCCTCCTCGAAGCGGCGAACCGACTAAAGTACGTCAAACCTATAGAAGTTGAAATAAACTTGCTAGCTATAGAGGCATTACAAGCTCAAATACCGTACTTGCAAGACGGGCTTCCTTCTACAACAACCGTTATTGACTTAGGACATCACCATGAGTGAGCACGATCCGACGCCAGAACAGGATAAAAAAGAACCCTCGATGTCTATTGAGTACCAGGGCATAAAGTTCGAGATGACACCAGAAAACACCGCCGCATATCTCCATGAGGAAGAGCCGAATTTTGACCACCTGTTCTACACGCAGGATGGGGGTTATCTATACCTCTTTAGACGGAACGTCAGTAACTTCGATGACGTAGCAGCATATATGGAGCGAAACGGTTATGAGATAAACCGAGAAGCGTTCGCCGCCGAACAAGACAAACAACAGTATTTTGAACGGTACGGCTATCCTGAAATCCCGACAAGGGAATTAACCCCACGGGAAGAACGCAAGTTACTCTTCGCACGTTATTTACTCGAACACGAACACATAACACCAGAAAGCTTCAATGGAACGGGGCGAATGGCATAAAGCCCAGAACGAGCGTATAAGCCGCCTTGCAAGCGAAATGGCTAAAGAATACGTCTTAGGGCATAACGCCGTCCAGAGCGCCCGCTACATAGCTCTAAATGAAGAATACCTACAGGACCAGACAGACAAACAATGGCACGACTATGCAATCGACCCGCCTAAAGTAAATTACAGGAGTTCAGGATGAGCGACATAAATGAAACTTTACAGGAACGTGGTAGCAGGTACGGAGACTTCAAGTCTCATGCGAATATAACGCAGGGATTGAAAGATGTTATGAAAAGTACGCCCGGTTGGTACAAGTTGGAACCTTATCAGAAAGAATCTCTCGAAATGGTTATGCACAAGGTGGGTCGGATATTGAACGGTGACCCAAACTACGCAGACTCGTGGGTCGATGGTGCGGGATATTTCACTTTAGTAGCAAATGAGCTGGAGAAACAGTGACCTACCCTAAAACTCTTGTCTACGACCTCGAAGTTGGCGAGGGTGTCGGTACGTTCTACCAGGCCTATGATACGAACATTAAACGGATCCTCCAGCACAAGTACATCTTGTGTTTTTCGTATGCTTGGTACGACTATGCAAAGGCTCTCGAAGACCCAGAATATGTACCGAGAGTTAAGACCGTCTCACTCGATGACTTTCCCGTCCGCTTCAAAAACAACCCATTTGATGATTACGATGTAGTCCGAGAACTCCACGCCTTAGTTGAGATAGCTGATAACCGCATAGCCTATAACGGCAAAAAGTTTGATGACAGAGTTTCTAACACACGCTTCACCGCCCACAAAATGAGTATTATAGACACCTTCCAATGTAAGATGATTGACCCGATGCGGACTATTAAACGTGAACTATACCTTGAAAAGAATGACTTAAATAGTGCCTGTGAACACTTCGGCATACCCGGTAAAACAAAAGTAACTTATGGAGATGTAGACATCGAATGTTCTCAACTTGTGAACTGGTGGGAGCATAACCCGATTGAGATAGTCAAAAAAGCCTGGAAGCTCATGAACTTATATTGTGCAAATGATTCAGCAATTTTATACAGGCTCTATACGGCTACACGAGGCTTAGACCGTATGCACCCGAATGTGACCCTTATTACCCGCAGAGACGGCTGTCCGACATGTGGAAGCACCGACGCTAATGTTCATGGGTATCGCATGACAAACTCAGGCAAGGTCAAAAAGCGATTAAAGTGCAATGTATGCGGTCATACCTACACTGAAAGACAGTGTGAATTAGTTGACGACTTTGAACCGCTCTATACCAATTGACAAACCCTCACATTTTTGCTATACTGCTAGGGTAAATACGCAATTTATGGCTCCACGTTGAGAGACGTAGAGCGACAACTCGAAAACTCTCTGGCCCACGAAACGGGTTGAGAGTTTTTTGTTTTGCGTAAATCTTTCCGTGAACCGAAAAACCCTGTCAATACCAAAAGTAAGCGAGGGCAAAAGATGGGCAAGTTCGGTAAATGTTACATGGTTCCTAACGGAGACATGATGGTCGAGTTCTGGTATTACGAATGTTCGATATGTCACATAGACATTCCTGAGTCGGACGGATATACGGCGCTCGCTGACGATTATTTATGCCACGAGTGTATAAAAGAACTATTCTTCGACTGGTATGACATATATAGCATACCGCAAATGGAAGAAGTAAAGGGTCTTTTGAATTACACAAGCAAGGCATTAGGAAAACGTCAGAAGATACCTCAGTTGATGAGAGAAAAAGTATTCAAACGAGATAACTACACCTGTAGGCACTGTGGGTCGACAGATCTAAGAACATTAACAATTGACCACATTTCGCCATTTGTCCACGGCGGCAAAGATAAGTTTGAGAACTTTCAGACCCTATGCCGGCCATGCAACTCGAGAAAAGGCGCAAAGAAGAACTATGTACCAGCAGGATAAGAATACATACGTTAAACTTTGGCGCTCTACGCTCGTTAATCAGTTTCTGATGTCTGACAATAATGCGTTTGATGTTTTCATGAAGCTTCTAATGATAGTTGACAGGAAGACAGGGTCTTTTGTGACTGGGAGATACGCACTTGCAGAGCTATGTAACATGAAACCCTCGACAGTTCGTGACGTACTTGTTCGCCTCGAGAACGAGCATATGATAAAAGTCAATCACGACTACTCGAAATCTAAGATTATCATCTGTAATTGGGCAAATTATCAAGAACAGCCCGTCACCAGCCCGTCACCAGCCCGTCACCAGCCCGTCACCACGACGACACTAAACAAGAATAAGAAAGAGAATATATATACAGGAATTGGTTTGAAGAAATATAGGACAGTTGAAGAAATGGGTATGCCAAAACTCGGAGGCTCAATATGAAACTCACAGGACTCATGCGTTGTCAGTTACGGATCGTCTGGCTGAAACGCGGGAAAGATATGAACTTTGAAGAATACGTGAAGATAGTTTGTAAGGCAAAGGGAATAACATATACGGCTTCTAAGCCGAAGGAGAAAGAATGAACGATTTATCAGACGCAATACGAATATCAAGAATACGAGAAGCACAGAAGTCACGAATAGCTAATCAGTCATGGGACTACGTAAACACTAATGGGAAGGACTACCCTGAACTCATTGTCGCTCATCACAAATACCCAGGAATGAGCGTGCAAGATGTCAGGAAGCTTATACCAAACAGTCTAGTCCAAAAACTTAACGATCTAAGCCGATAGAAAGGGAGAAGATATGAGCAAGCAACTAACCGTAACGATTAAGTTCACCCTGCCAGACTCAATAGCAGACCAAAGGGACTTACTTGATGACTTAACAAAAGCCGTAACTGACAGGTTGAAATTAAGATTACAGGACTACTACGCTAGGGTTGACTCAGCACAAATAGCCACAGTAGAGATACCTGATATGGAGCAATCATGACACCATCACCCGACACAGAACTATTAGACCTTTGCGAGAAGGTATATGAGTTAACGAAGTGGGACAGCAACGAGCTTCATCATCATCTTGACGGGCAGATATTTGACCGGCCCGTCTCCGAGTCTGATGTGAAAGTCGATATTCGCAGCTATTTTCCTCTCTACACCTCAGACTATCTCGACGAGAAACTACCAGAGAACATACCAAGCATCCAGTACGAGAACATGCCATCGAGCCTCTTGATTGAGCACGATATTGGGCAGTGGTTCTGCTGGTATCGAGTAAAGGCACAAAATCTTCACCACCCAAAGGCTGACTTTGGTGTATATGGTGATACCCCATTAAAGGCCCGATTAAAGCTCGTAATTGCCCTACATGAGGCGGGAGTGAAGCTATGACGCTTGACAAAGAATGGATGACGTTACCAGATGGCACGAAAGTCCCACGTCCCCACTTCGACGTCACTATTGGGGGCGAGGAGACCGCCTCTATCTCACCCGACACAGAACAGACTAACTATGTACACGTTCACCAGAAGTGTGACAAGTGTGACGGTTGCATTATGGAGTGTGAGCACAGGGTAAAGGCTACTATGACCTCATCTACTGACTACATTCGACCCAAGCCCGTAGTTACTGATAAGGCGGTATACGATAAGCTCATGAAAGCTGGAACGACTGGTAGCCCTCTCTCACCCACCGAGAACACAGAAGAGCTAGAGAATATACGAAAGGCGAGGGAAGCCTTGCTTGCAAATATGCCCGCAAGCATAGCCAAGGGAGCGGAAATTGTATTGGATAAACTCCTCGCTCAGTCCAACCACCAAGCAGTCCAAGCCTTCGGGGAGAAGGTGAAGCAAGCGATAAAAGATGAAATTAAGGCGACGAAAGAGAATATCGCATACCATCGTGACAAAACCAAGAACGAACGGTTGCAGCGTGACTGGGAAAACGTATTGTTCGGCGAGAAATTAGCCTTGAAAGCGACTGTATCAGCTATAACCTCACTAATGAAAGGAGAAAAGTAATGAGAAGTCTAAAAGATTTTCTAGATGAGCTTGATGACCGTGTATGGGAATATGAACGAGAAACACGCAGAACTCTTGAGCGACAGATAGAGCTAGAGCAGTGTGTATATTCCTTATTAAAAAACAAAAAGCCGACGGCAGAACAGTATTCATCTGTTAATAAAAGGCTGCAAGGAATAAAGAAACACCTTAGAAATCCTGCGCTATATGAACTTTCTGAAAAGAGGTCAAAATGACCCCCTCTGACCCCCAGAAGCTCAGTAGTGAGTCACAAGCCCCTCTCGAATATAACGGTTGGCGTGGTCGTGTTGAGGTGGCTGGTGTCTCATCACCCGAGGAGCTGAGAGATAAGTTGGCAGATATTCTCACAGGCGGTGTTCACTATTACGAACTTACCAATTCATTCTTAAACGATGGTCAAATGACTCCAGATTTTCCCGCTCGTTATGCCAGCGACGTAGTGAATGAGATTGATAAAATCGTTTCTATTTTCCAGTCCTACGCCTCACAGTGCCGCAAAGAAGAAAGGGAGATTGTTAAGCAAGAGGTTCTGTTATATGAAGACGTGATGATAGACAAATCTGAGCTTGTCGAGCTACAAGACCATCGTCTCGCCGAGCTTGAGAAGGGGGATGAATAATGCCAAGGACACTAAAGATTGGCTCAAAAGAGTACATGGTTCACACACACATCACCGAACTAGATTTTCTAAGGAGGTTGTCTGTTGTTAACGGTGAAATGCTGTATAGCACAGGAGCATTTCTCCAACCAGTCACAGACCGCATAAAGATGTACGAGGAAATGATTGAGCGTAATCCAAGTGATTACGCCGAAGAACTTAAAACATTAGCCGCTGACAAGAAGCGGCAGGAAGAGCACTTAAAAACACTATGAAAACTATTCTGGATATAGTAATAACCGAAGTTCCAGGGGATGTCACTGACATTAACGCTGGTTGGTTTATGAATATCGGTAAATATAACTCTGAAGATGATATTCGTATTACAAAACATCTTGCTCAAGAGATTTTAGCTGAACAGGCATCAAGAAGAAGGCTCTTAGCAAACGAAGATAGCAAGGAGCAACCCAATGGCAACTAGAACAAAACAAGATCGCTGGCTCCTATACGTTGAGGACTGCATACTTTTTGAAATTATGAAGGAGGAGATATGAGTTCCAACAAACCGTACGATTTCAAAGACAAAAATGACTTGAAGGCTCGTGAAGTGCTTGTGGTATACCTAGTTCTGTTTGTTATTCAAATACTCAAGCCTTGGCAATATGGTCACGAACAAAAGGAGTTCTTTGAGGAACTGAAGTCAATCATATTCGGGGCTGGTAAGGAAATCAAGTAAATGGAACGCCAACTAGACCCCATACATTCAGAAGCTAGAAGGAAATCTATCGAGCTTATCCGTGAGCATATAGCACGTGCTGTATTAGGCGCAGCAAGACAGCTTGACCCAACAGAAGAGCATGAACCAGAAAACAATAACGGCCAAAATCAATAATATTCAAAGCAAAACATAAGGGTTATTATAAGAATGTTATGCGAGTACTTGCTTTTCAAAGATTAGCATTTCCACTCTCAAACCATCTTTTCTAACCACGGCGACACCCGTCGTCTACACCAATTCAAGTTATATATCAAACTTTATGAGGGTAGAGGAGTGTTGTCGTGGTCGAAACTCTTTCAATATCGGAAGCCTTCGAGAAGTACCGTCTTGAGTACATCGTTTATCGCAACCAGTCCGCTAAGACTGAGGAGATGAATAAATGTGCTCAAAACTCTCTCGTTGCTTTCTGTGGGGACATTCCTATAACCGACCTGTCATTCGACCTCGTTAGGAAGTGGAAAGAGCAACTTGCAAAGACACGCTCCGCAAATACTGTCCGAGGATATATCCTCAAGCTCCGAGTTGTCCTCGACTATCTCATTATCTGTGGATATGAAGGGATACTAGAACCGCGCCGTATCGGTATTCCAAAACGCTCTAATGTGAAGATAGACTACTTGACTCCTGACGAAGTATCAGACATCATCAAAGCCCTTGAAACAAAGGGAGATTATACAAGGGTACAACGCGCCCGGAACATAGCCATTGTCAGCTTTCTGTATGCTTCTGGCGTCCGGGTATCTGAACTCTGTAATCTAAACATAGAGGACATACACAGTGACGGTAGTTTCGTCGTAGTTGGCAAGGGGAATAAAATACGCCCCTGCTTCCTCGATGAACGTGCCGTGAGCCACCTAAAAGCCTACCTCGCGCTGCGAACCGATAATAAACGCGCCCTATTTATTGCAGAGTCCACTAGCGAACGGCTCTCGAAGTCCACTGTCCAGTTTGTGTTTCGGAATATCAGCCGTATCTACAAGACTACAAAGCATATCCACCCTCATACCATGCGCCATTCGTTCGCTACCAACCTGCTTAGTAACAATGCGAACCTTTTTCACGTATCGAAACTCATGGGCCACGCCAGCGTCCAAACAACAGAGGAATATCTGCATTATACTAACTACGACCTACAGAAAGCATACCAGACAAAACACACTATTTAGCATAAAGGCTATTGACATAATCGCTTTGAAGGTGTATACTTCGGTTGTACCTTTAAAAAATAGAAAAACACGACACTTACATTCTGACGACTGTATCTGTTGCTACACCCTATCCATGGTAAGGATGAGGTCCCGGGTTCGAACCCCGGTCGTGGCTCCAGGATTATTTATGAAACAATTATATCGT